TTTCTTAAGGAGTTTATTATGTTGGAAGAGAAAATGACGACAGCGGACAGTGTTGGTTGCGCTGTATCTCAGGGCACCGGTGTTGTTGAGGCGTCAGTCGGTAAAGGTGTATACAAGATTCAATGTATCGGTGCCGATGGCGTCCTCAAGTGGGAAGAGGAAATGAATAACCTCACTACCAACGTCGGTCGTCAAAACATGAACGCGGTATATTTCTCGTCGTCTTCAGCTACCGCAACGTGGTATTTGGGGCTGGTTGATGGTGCGTCTGCCCCGACCTATGCTGCTGGTGACACGGCGGTTACCCATACTGGCTGGACGGAGAACACTGGCTACAGCAACGCGACTCGGGTTACCTGCACGTTTGGTACGGCAACTACCGCCAGCCCTTCGGTTATTACGAATTCGGCATCCCCCGCTGCGTTTAACATGAATGCCACCTCGACCATTGCGGGGGCGTTTTTGATTAGCAACAGCACCAAGGGCGGCTCGACCGGCACGTTGTTTTCGGAGGCTAGTTTTTCGTCCCCCGGCAACCGTTCGGTAGTTAGTGGTGACACGCTGAACGTCACTTACACCTTCAGCTTGAGCTAATAGGAGATCATATGGCAACGCTGTTTAAAAAGGGTGATGCGGTTAAACTCAAAGCGGAAGTTCCGGAAGGCGTTGTAGAGTCGCTCAGAATGCTTGAAGACGGCACTGTGCAATGCCTGTTGGTCTGGACAAACGCTGCTGGTGAATCGCATAACCGTTGGTTTGACGAAGAGCAGTTGACCGCTGCGTAATCTAAGGCGAGCGGATGTTTGGTATATCTGCCTATGCTGATGCTCCGTATGCGTCTTTAGCTGTAACGGGGAATATATATTCGGTTTCTGTTGATGAAACAGCAACTGGTGTTGACTCCGTATCGGCTCTGGCAATATTTACTCCGTTTGTAAGTGAGACCGGAACCGCGCTGGATACAGTGTCCGCGCTTGGTTCCTTTATATGTTCCCTAAGCGAATCCGGCACAGGATCAGATTCGGTAGCGTCGGCTGTTGTGTTTAGTTCGGCGTTAAGCGACTCGGCTACAGGGTCTGATACGGTATCTGCGGCGGCTATTTTCCCCGTATCGTTTAGTGACACGGCCAGCGGTTCGGACTCGTTCTCTGCTACTGCTAATTTTGCTGTATCTTTTAGTGATACGGCTACCGGATTAGACGATATAAGTGCAGTAGGGTCGTTTTCGGTTTCGGTAAGCGATGCAGGTACAGGGTCTGACGATATATCTTCATCGGTTGTATTTAGCGCCTCAGTTAGTGACACCGGCACAGGTTCAGACACTAACAGTTCTGTAGTTGATTTTGGTACGGCTATTGTTGAATCGGCCACGATTACTGATACAAGTGTTGGCTACATTACGTTTTCTAGCGATGTATCTGATTCTGCTACAAGTCTGGATGATGTAAGTGCGGCGGGTATATTTGAAGTTTTGGTAAGTGAATCCGGCGCTGGATCGGATGAAACGGCGGCAGGGGTTATTTTTTCCTCGTCTGTGTCTGAATCAGGCTCGCTTTCGGACGCAGCGGCAGCTTCTGTCTTGTTTAGTAGCGCGGTTACTGAGTCGGCTACTGGCACGGATGAAACATCTAGCACGATTACTTATTTAGGCGCTATTGACGAAAGTGCTACCGGCGCGGATTCTGTATCCAGTTTGGCGGTATTTGTGTCCGGGGTTGTTGAGTCGGCTACGGGTGTGGATGCTGTTGAGGGTGGTTTGCTTTATGTGGCGGTGGTGTCTGAAACCGTTACGGCCACTTCTGTATTCTCAGCCCGGTTCCTGTGGGAAATCATAAATGATGCAGATGCGGTTAGTTGGCAGCTAATAAATGATGCAAATTCAGTAACTTGGGGTAATGTAAACAATGCGCAAGCATCGGGATGGGTTACTATAAATACCGCTGAAAGCACGACTTGGGGTACAATAAATACCGCCGAATCAACGGTTTGGACTAACATTAGGACGGTAAACTAATGGCATTGCTTGTTGCTGATCGCGTAAAAGAAACCGCGTCCTTTTCTGGAACAACCAGCCCTATCACGTTGCTTGGCGCTGCTACGGGGTATCAGTCATTTGCTGTTATTGGGAATGGAAATACAACTTACTACACAATTGCTGGTCAAGGTAATAGCGAGTGGGAAGTTGGTATTGGAACGTATACATCGTCTGGCACGACGTTAGCGCGAACTACGGTGCTTGCTAATAGTTCTGGAACGCAGCCTTCCCTGTTGTCTTTTTCTGCCGGAACCAAAGATGTATTTGTAACTCAACCGGCTGAAATTACGGCAACGACGGTAGGTGGCGGTAACTATGCTGGGCCTATACATATTAATGGGACGACAGCATACCAATCAGGTACTATTAACAGCGGAACCAACGGGCTATCGCTTGGCCCGATCACGATTAACTCGGCTGTTTCTATCACCGTGAGTTCTGGTTCTATTTGGGAAGTTTTAGCTTAGAGGTTAATTATGACTGCTAAAGTCAACGGCACAGATAATTCCGTATCAGCCCCGGCATTTGTTGGGTCAGATACAACTACGGGTATTTATTTTCCGAATACGGGGCAAATGGCGGTTGCGATTTCCGGCGTTCAAACGGCGTTGTTTGCATCTACCGGTGTTAGCAACATAACCCTGTCCAACCCAACCGTCACCAACTACGTTGAAAGTGTTGTTGCAATCGGTAATAGCAGCACCGCTCAGACACTAAGCCTTACCAACGGCACTGTGCAAACGGTGACGATGACCGGTAACTGCACCTTTACGATGCCGACCGCGACTGCTGGTAAATCGTTTATTCTGATCGTCAGCACTGGCGCTGGCGGGTTTACGGGGACTTTTACAAGCGTGAAGTGGCCTTCCAATACCGCGCCTACGCTTACGACAACTGCCAGTCGGTGGGACATTTTGACCTTTGTTGCTGATGGCACTAACTGGTATGGCGCTTACCAACAGGCATACCAATAATGTTTGCTAGTAAAAACAGATTCCTGACCAACGCCGTTGCTAGTAGCGGATATTCTGTTACAAAATCTCTGCGGTTTCGTGCGTCTGCGAGTGCAGGATTATCCAGAACTTTCACATCTAGTACAAACCCGACACTTTTTACATATTCATTTTGGTGGAAACGTGGAATTCTTGGCGCGCAAACCGTTTTATTTGGCGAAAATGCTTCAACTCAAAATGGGCTAGTAACACAAACCGCAGATAATATTAGTTGGTATGTTAATAATGCTATAGTGTGGACTACAACAGCAGTTTTTCGTGATCCTTCTGCGTGGTATCACTTAGTATTAGTAATTAATGGGACGGCAATTACTCTATATTCTAACGGTGTTCAAGTTGCTACAGGTACAGCAACAAACACACGAATTAATACCGCCATACTACATTCCATAGGTCGTAATTCATCAGGTTCAGTTCCAACTGATGGGTATATGACGGAAATTTATTTAATTGACGGTCAAGCCCTAACCCCCTCCAGCTTTGGTGCAATTGACGCAAACGGCGTATGGAGTCCGACCGCCTATTCCGGAACCTACGGCACTAATGGCTTTTATCTTAAATTTACGGATAATTCAGCACTAACAACGGCCTCTAACGTCGGTCTCGGTAAAGATTTTTCTGGTAACGCTAATTATTGGGTTACTAACAACATTTCTATTACTGCTGGCACTACCTACGACTCAATGATTGACAGCCCGACTAATGCTGCCAGCGGAACGCAGCCGGTGGGGAATTATTGCGTTCTCAACCCAATTGATAAAGCAGCAGCAGCAGCTTGGACTAACGGAAATTTATCATATAGCCAACCTACAGGTGTAGGGGGCATTAAGGGTACATTTGGCGTTTCTTCTGGAAAATGGTATTGGGAAGTAGTACCTACTGCAAATGGACAGATAATCGGTGTGTGTCCTATTACTGTTGCAGGACAGACTGCTGATTTTACTACTGCTCAAGGGGCGTACGGGTATTACTGGACAAACGGAAATAAGTATGTAAATGGGGTCTCATCTGCTTACGGGGCTTCTTATGCTATTAATGACGTTATCGGTGTTGCTTTAGACTTAACCGCGCTAACAATTACTTTTTATAAAAATAATGTTTCTCAAGGTGCCATTACTGGAGTACCCGCCGGGACGTATTGTGCGGGCATTACAAATGCGTCGGGTATAACTACAACAGGCAATATAAATTTCGGTCAACAACCCTTCACCTACACCCCGCCGTCTGGACATCAAGCACTCTGCACCGCCAACCTCACTACGCCGACTATTAAAAACGGCGCTCAGTATATGGCGGCTACTACCTACACCGGCACAGGTGCTACGCTTAGTATTACAAACACTGTAAACAGCACTTCGTTTAAACCTGATTTGGTTTGGACGAAGAGCCGGTCTGCTATAGCCGTCAATAAGCTTACGGACTCTGTGCGTGGCGTTACTAACGCCTTTATTTCAAATTCTACGGCAGCGCAAACAACCGATGTTAACGGGGTTACCGCATTTAACTCTAACGGATTTACTGTAGGCACAGACACTAATTACAACACGAATGCGGCTACTTATATTGGTTGGCAGTGGCTTTGTAATGCTGGCACTACATCGTCAAATACCAATGGTTCTATTACATCTACAGTACAAGTAAATACGACTGCCGGGTTTAGTATTTTGACTTATACAGGAACCGGGGCAAATGCCACGGTTGGTCACGGACTTGGTATTGCGCCATCTGCAATACTTATAAAACGGTATTCGGCAGCAACAGGCCCATTTAACTTCTGGCATACAAGCCTACCTACCCCAACCACACAGCTTTTGACTATAAATACATCCAGTTCTATTTTTACTAATGCTGCGTATTGGAACAGCACATTACCGTCGTCTACTGTGTTTAGCGTAGGAACAACAACTAACAACAACGCCTCAGCGGGTATATATTTGGCTTATTGTTTTGCGGCAATTACTGGGTATAGCGCGTTTGGCTCGTATGTTGGAAATGCCTCCACTGACGGCCCGTTTGTGTATTGTGGGTTTAGACCAAGATATGTTTTAGTTACCTTAGCTGACGTTACAAATGTGGATAATACTTATGTAATTGACACTTCGCGTAACCCTTATAACGTCGCTCAAAATTTACTGGTGACCGACTCATCCGCAGCGGAATCGACTGTGGTTTGTATAGACATTTTATCCAACGGGTTTAAATGTAAGTCTGCCACTGTGGTAAATACAACAGGGTTTCGGTACTTATATATGGCATTCGCAGAAAACCCCTTTAATTACTCCCGCGCTCGTTAGGAGAGCATAATGTTTTACAGACAAGCATCAGATCAGTACATCCAAGAAGGTCAACCGTTTGAAATTGACGGCACTTCCTACCCTGCCAACTGGCTTAACTGCGCCACACCGGAACAAAAAACGGCGCTTGGTTTGGTAGAAGTGACCTATGCCAATCAACCGGAAAATGATCAATTCTATTGGGTTTCGTCTACGTTGAACGGTTCGGTTTGCACATATACCAACACGCCTAAAGACTTAGATGGCTTGAAAGTTCAATGGGCAAACCAGACAAGACAAACCGCTTATTCGATGCTTTTTCCTAGCGACTGGATGGTTGTTAAAGCTACAGAGACGCAGACGCCTGTTCCGGCTGATTGGAATACCTACCGCGCTGCGGTCAGGACTTCTTGTGCCAATGCCGTGACTGCGATCCTTGCGGCTACCGATGTCCCGGCGTTGCAAGTGGCGGTGCAGGTTACGTGGCCTAAAGACCCGAACAATAAGGACGTTTAAACATGGCTTCTACCTACAGCACAAACCTAGCCCTTGAACTGATCGGCACCGGCGACCAAGCCGGAACGTGGGGCACGACGACCAATACCAACCTTGGAACCCTGATTGAGGAAGCCATTTCTGGCTATGGTTCCGCAGTAGTAAGCACGGGTGGCACCACTATAATTACGATCCCCAACGGCGCTTCGGGTACTGCCCGAAATATGGTGATTAACGTCACCGGCACGGGTGGGGCTAGTACGTATCTGGAAGTCCCTAATAAAGCTAAACTGTATATTATTTTTAACGCTGCTTCTGGTGCCTTTACTGTTAAACCTACCAGCGGCTCCGGCGTATCTGTCCCGGCTTCTACCAAAGCAATTTTGTATTGTGACGGTACCAACGTTGTAGACGCAGTTAACTACCTATCTTCTTTGTCGCTGGGCGCTGCCCTACCGGTTGCATCTGGCGGGACTGGGGCGGCTACTTTGACTGGGCTTATTGTTGGTAATGGAACTTCTGCATTTACCACGACTACCGCGCCGACTGGGGCTATTGTTGGCACAACCGACACACAAACACTGACCAACAAAACTCTGACCGCGCCGATCATTACCAGTGGTGCGCTTGATACAAATTCTACAATTTCTGACGGAACTAGCTCATTCTCTATAGGCTACCGTAATGTGCCGCAAAACGCACAGTCTAGCAATTACACCCTCGCGTTGGCGGATAACGGTAAACACGTCTACAGCACTAACTCGGGAACGCAGACTATTACGATTCCGGCTAATTCGTCTGTGGCGTTTCCAATAGGTGCGGCTATTACTTTGGTGAACAACGGAACTACGGCAATTACCTTGTCAGCGGCGGCAGTAACTTTGTATCAGGCGGGTACAACAAACACAGGTAACCGTACAATCGCAACCAAAGGTCTTGCTACCTTACTTAAAGTAGCTACGGATACTTGGTTTGTTACGGGTTCTGGAGTCAGCTAATGAGCGGCATTATGAACATGCTGGTTGGCGGGGGGACTCCTACGTTCAACCTTACCATCTCAAGCGATACTGCGGACTACAACATTTACACGACTGTTGGTTCGCCCACCTATGCTGTCATTGTAAACCTTACGATTAATTCCGGAATTAATGTTTACGCATCTTCCACTTCTGGTTATGCGTTGGATACTGGAACCGGATGGGGAACCGGCACAAAAATAAACATTGCTAATAGCGGGAAAATCATAGGAAAAGGCGGTGCCGGGGGTTATGGCGGTTATTCAGGTAATGCCAATGGCGGCAACGGAGGTAACGGCGGTAACGCTCTACGTGTTCAATACGCAACTACGATTACAGGTTCTGGCAATATAGTTGCTGGCGGCGGCGGCGGCGCTGGTGGTGGGGGTGGCGGCTTTAGTTCTGGCTTTACTCCGTCTGGCGGCGGTGGTGGCGGCGGCGGTGCCTATAATGGTGCTGGTGGCGCTGGCGGGACAAGCGGGGTAATTGGTGGCGCTGCTGGTGGTACTGGCACGTTTACAGCAGGTGGCAGTGGCGGAAGTGGTGGTTCAAACCCCGGATATACTGGCGGCGGTTACGGCGGTGCCGGTGGTTATGGTGTTGCGGGTTCGGGTGGTGCCGGTGGTGCTGGTGGCGGTAATGGTAGCGCCGGTTCTGCTGGTTTGGCTGGATACGCAATTGTTGGTATAGCTAACGTGCTTGCCAATTCAAATACTGTTACAGGGCCAACTTCATAATGGACACTTTTGACCTTTTGACAAAGGCGTGGCCTATCCTGCTGGCGATAATTACGTTGATTATCGTGTTGTCGAAGCTCGACTTGCGGGTGGCTGTGCTGGAAGAAAAGGTTAAAACCCTGTTTGATTTGTTAAACAGAAAAGTCGATAAGGACTCAAAATGAACTGGCAAGATGTCCTAAAAGCAATTATTCCGGTATTGGTAGCTGCCCTTGCTTGGCTTCTGGGGCAGGTGTCTGACTTTTCTACGCGGTTGACCAAGATTGAAGGCTCTATGCCATCTTTAATTACACCGGCTGGAACGCCTACGGATAGCCCCATTTCTGCCGAGGCTAGGCATAAATTGAAGGAAGAAATTTACAGGGACATTCACGATTTGCAAGTTCGGGTCAAATTGATGGAAGAAAGGCAAAAGGCTAAATAATGTTTACTCTACTCACTACTGTTGTATCGTTTCTTTCTGGCGGTTTGCCGAGGCTACTGGATTTTTTCCAAGACAAGTCTGACAAAAAGCACGAATTGGCTTTGGCTCAAATGCAGACTGAGCGTGAACTGGCTTTGAAAAAGGCGGGGCTGGAGGTTGAGGAACGCATTGCCCACATTCAAACCGAGCAAGTGCAAATCAACGCAGACGTATCAAACAATCAAACAGCACTCCAAGAGCGTCAGGCGCTGTATGCACACGATATAGCTATTGGTCAGGGTGCCAGCCAGTGGGTGGTAAATCTTCGCGCAATGGTTCGCCCTGCCATTACCTACGGTATGTTTTTGATGTTTGCGTTTGTAGAAATCTTCGGTTTTGTCTATGCGTGGAAAACGGGTGTTGCGTTTGATGTTGCCCTGAATAACCTGTGGGATGATGACACGCAAACGATTTGGGCTTCTATTGTGTCGTTCTGGTTTGGAACTCAGGCTTTTAGCAAGAAATGAAAGTAAGCGACAGCGCCATAAAAATGCTGATGCACCATGAAGGTGTAAGGCTTAAACCCTACCAAGATTGCGTAGGGTTATGGACTGTTGGGGTTGGGCATTTAATTGGCGATGGTAAGACACTACCGCCCGAATGGAACAAGACTTTTTCGATGGAGGAAGTCCGTGAAATTCTTAAAAAAGACCTTGCACGATTTGAAGCAGGGGTATGCAGATTGTGTCCTGATGGTCTTACTTCTGGTCGCTTTGATGCACTTGTTTCGTTCGCTTTCAATACCGGACTAGGATGCCTTCAAAGGTCTGGGATCAGGATGAAGCATAACAGGGGTGATTTTGAGGGTGCTGCCGATTGTTTCCTGTTGTATAACAAGGCTGGCGGTAAGGTCTGGAAAGGGCTTGTCAATCGCCGTAATGATGAACGTGCGGTGTATTTAGGGGCATAAGATGCCGTTACAAAAACTACAATTCCGTCCGGGGGTTAACCGGGAAGCCACTACCTATGCAAACGAGGGCGGGTGGTATGAATCTGAGAAGGTAAGGTTTCGTTCGGGCTTCCCGGAAAAACTTGGTGGATGGATCAATCTGGCTGCGTTGTCTTCAGCCGGTGCTGCCAGCACGTTTAAAGGTGTTGCCCGTGATATGTGGAATTGGGTGACGTTAGCCTTTGCCAATTTAAACGGGGTTGGCACAAACCAAAAATACTACATTGAATCCGGTGGTCAATATAACGACATAACGCCGACGCTATCTACCGGCACTTTGGGGGCTAACCCATTTGCGACTACGTCAGGCTCCAAGCTTGTCACGGTTACTTCAACCGCTCATGGTATGTCGGTTGGCACTTGGGCTACGTTTTCAGGTGCTACAGCGGTTGGCGGTTCTTTAACTACCGCAA